GCCAAGCACTTGTATAAATGTTCGCAACAGGGTCAAAGGGGCTTACCCCTTCAAAACCAGCCATTTTCGCTCTCCAAGGCCAGTAATTCTCTAAGTGTTGCATCAAGCCTGAAGCGCCACTGCTTGCATTGAAAGCATCTGGATTCCCACGACTTTCGCACTGCATAACCCTCAAAAATCTTTCTATCTGGTGTTCTTGTCCATATAAAGACAGGGCTTCCAATGAAGTAGAACGCCATCTTTCGACATCATCAATCAGAGTGACGCCACCAGATAACCATTTAGGAAGATAGTTACCAGAAAGCAAAGTACCGAAGTATGGGTATAACGCTTTATTATGAGCGTAATAAGTAGCAGGACCGTAAACGCCATCTGTTTTTGCACCAATAAAGTGTTGAAGAGTTCTAACTTCTGCACTCACCTCACCAAACGTGTATTCATACGTTAGGACATAAAGAAGTAAGTCGTCCCAGTTAAAGAAAGTAAAAAGTGGGCCATCAGCATGAACCTCATAACTAACCAGGGAGAAAGTTACTGGTTCTGATTCTTCTTGGGAGATGTCATCATTGTCGTCAGGGGGAGGTATTTCCTTGACTTCTGATGGCCCACGAACTTCAGGTACAGGAGGATCAAAATGTTCAAGAAACATTGTTCTTAAATTTGACCGTAGTTCTGGACCTGGCGATTTTTTTATGTCTTTGACATCTACATTTATTAGAAGGAGAGAACCTATTGCCAATAGGGAAAAGGCAAGTAAGAACATCCGTTTGGCATAATCTGTCATCCCTCTCCCCTATGTCTTAGTCTCCTGCTTCAGTTCCCCGAAACAGTCCTAGTTCTTTCGCCTCTAATATGTTTTGATGCTTCCAGTCATGGTGCGCCCTACATAGGACTTGGCAGTTATCTGGGTCTAACCAGTCACCACCTATGCCTTTCGGCTTTATTTCATCCACATCTAGTGGACCCCAACACTTTACCTGCGGAACTAGGTGAATTGCAACGCACCCACCATCTCTAGCATGAACTTCTTCTCGGACATGCCTACGTTCCGCAAGTTCAGACTTGCGTTTTTCACTCATATTATTTAGGCGTTTACCCCGCTTAAGTGGGGTTTTACGCCTCAGAGGAGTGCGCTTCATTTATGAGCGATAGAAGAAAGTGCCTGTTGGTTACGTACTTTGATAACTTTTTGTTCCATGACAGGAGAAGATGTACTTTCTACCTCTAATCCGTGTTCTTTAGCGAAACTAGGAGTTACTCTTTCCCCTTTTCGAGCAACCAAAACTTTCATTCCGTCTTTTATTTCCCAAATGTCTTTGTCAACAATAACTGTTTTGTGAATATCCATATTGAAAGTCTACATAAAAACTAAGAAGACTGGGCCGAAGCCCAGTCTTTTAGTCTTAGTCCCTTCAGGGGAATGGCTATTAGATGCCGGTTATTTTAGCGAATGACTCTGGTCGCTTGATAGCGAGAGCAATTCTTTCTTCAGCGAGGATCGCAATTGCGTTCCTTACGAAGAAGTCGCTGTGGTTTTCAGAAATTCTGATGTTACCTTCCATACGATCGTATAGAGTTGCACCAATTCCGAAAGAACCGACAAGTGCTGTACCTTCAGCGATTGCTGAAGTTTCGACAACTGGGAGACGCCATAGTCTGGCATCTGCTCCAACAGCAGCGTTTACAGCCAACATGTAGTTGTTGTTTCCATCTTTCTGGGTTTCGATTGCTTCCCAGTCATTTGGATGTATAACAATTCCAGTTGGTTCGTAGTACGCAAGCATGATCTTTGTGATACCTTTACGAACTGCGTCGATTCGGGTGTCTGATCCAAGTGCTTGTGCGTTAACGCCGGATGCGCCAATGATACCTTGCAGGTTGTTACCTGATCCGTTTCCGTTGAGGATTTGGTCATCTTCAACTAGACGGAGGCCATATAGCAACTCGTTGTCAATTACTCCACGCAATTGTGGCTCATCGGCTAGTACGTTTCGGTGTGCTACTTCGTAGTGACCGATGGTTCGTACAGGAGCCTGCTCGCCTGCAATTGTCATGGATGATTGTGGATAACTTGTAAAGGTTTCAGGTGAACCGCTTCGCTCTCCTACTGATTGAGCGTTGTTGGTAAATCCTGTTACCCGGAAGTATTCAACCAAGTTGGTTGATGTTTGCTGAACGTTGAAGAGATCACGAACTCGCATTTGGCGATGTGCTCTTTCAACAATTGCGTCACGCTGTGGCGTGCCGAATTGTCCAGGAGTACCAGAAGGAAGAGTCGTGTAGACATCTTTCCTTTGCCACATTCCACCAAGGTCGCCCTTGACTGTGAATGGTGCGTGCATGGTAAGCCCTGCTTCACCGTTGTTTAGTGATTTGAATTCATCTGATTCGATGAATGCTTCGCCGACAGAACCAGCAACACTCTTTGCTTCTGCTACTACCTCAGGAGCAGGTGATTCGGAAGCCCAATCTTGTAGTTCTTTTTGTCCTTCAAGAACTTCGATTTGCTCACGTAGTTCACGTGCTTTAGAGAGGTTAGAGCGGAAACCTTCTATGTGCTTCGCTTCGACCTGAATCTCAGGACCGCCCTCTTCACGATTTGCTTCGGCGTGAGCAACGATTGCATCGTTCTCTGCGAGCGTGTCGCGTAGAGCAGACTTGAGTTCCCGTAGTTGGGAATCTTGTACTGACATAATTGGTCTACCTCATTAAATATAAATGTATAAATGTTCAACGAGGTAAGCACCTCGTATTCCCATAGTAGGCAGAAAAGTTTATGTAACAGGTGAAGGGGTCAACTAAAGATGAAAGATATACGAACGTTTGTTTATTTTTTCAAATAAAACTGAAAAAAACTGTGACTTCGACACAGTACTAAGTAGAGGGGAAAACGTCTCCTCGGAAAGAATCAATAATTATGAATAATATAGAACAATGGGAACCCCCCAAAGGAACGTGGCATATCACGTTCACAATGTGGAATGGTCCTTACACTGTGGCTGACGAATACGTTATACCAGTGCCAGACAATACTTTGTATAGCGATCAAGCCTACGAGGTTGCAAAGAAGATATTCCCCTTAGGAGAATTTGCAGAAAAGATTGTTATAGACTTTGTTCCTTCTACACAAGGTCTTCAGGATCAGTGTCATCTTCAAGATCAGCAATAATTCTTTCAGGGTCAAAGATAGTTTGACCTGCGTAAGAAACCCGACTGGGCCAAGATAGTTTCTCTAACTGTTGAGAAATTGATCGAAAGGCAGCGGCGGCAATCTGAGGTGGCACAGAACCTAAGTCAACATGATTGGGTTCTGATGGGTCATCTAGGGAAAGAACAACTGTTATGACAGGGAAGTGAGATGCCCTTGGGATATCCTCATCCAGTTCATAAGAAAAAGTTTGCTCAGGTTCAGTCGGCTGAGTAGTACTTTCCTCTAAAGATTGCCTCTCCTCTGGAGATTGGGATGAGTTCGACATTAAAGTTTCCGTTTCCTGGCTCGTAAGTTACTACAGCCATGCCCTGTTGCCAGTCTTCCACTGCATTGATAGGTCTTCCATGAGGGTCAGTAGAACCTTTGACAGATGGTACAGCACCGTCTGTGCGACATAAGCAGCCAGGAGACGCTGCGAGGCTTTGTTTCGCACCTTCAAAAGTTCTCCGAGTCTTATGATGAAGTTCAATCCTATGGATGTGACCATGAATAACACTTGTTCGCTCGTCATCAACAACTGCTTTCGCAGTAGAGCCTCTACTCCTTACAGTGTGCCCATGAATACAAGCGAGGTTCTCATTGACCCAATAAATGCCAGCAGGGTAACCGCCAATGTACTGAACATTTAGATGTGGTTCATCTAACCTAAGTAAGAAAGGAACAGAGTTCACTGGCCAATCGTCAGGTAGTTCTGCTCTCTTAATGTGAAGCGCAGCAGCAGTGTTCGTTGTTAGTGCCTTCTGTAGACGTCTATCATGGTTCCCTTCAAGAAGGACCATCTCAGCGTCAGGGGCAATTGCTCTCTGCTGACATAAGAACTTATGACCACGATCAAGTGCCAACTGGGTAGTCTTAGCGAACGCAGGTTCTTGTTCATATTTACCGAACTCTGCAAAGTCTAGATAATCGCCAAGGTTGACTATCTTATCTGGCTTCATGTCCTTAGCAATCTTCAGGGCGACGTTCATCGCATCTTCATCATGGAAGGGGTCTATCTCCCCATCGTCGTACATCCTGAAACCTATTTGTGGATCAGGGAAGATTACGCAAACGTGGAAGTCCCTTTCGACTTTCTTTTGGCTAGCCACTGGCTTGATTGTGATTGGTGCTGCTTGTTGCACCACAGGCCACTGCGGACCGTCAGCCCAAGCAGGATTAAGAACGACGCTAACGCCACCAAGATCATGTATTTCGGCTTCGCCTTCTTCATTCTTTGTAATACCTTGCCATTCAGAAATGCGTACTTTCTCAACGCTTCCTATTTCTTCGGGATCTATGCCAGAGCGGTCTAATAACTCCGCTATCTTACCCAGCCTGGACTTTGCTAGTTGCTCCTTGAAAGGTTCACTCATCTACTTGTCCCCTATGAACTCTGCGCCAGTTGGCAACAGCATTCGGAGAGACGTTATATCCATTACTCGCTAGTACTTCTGAGATAGCGACATGCGGAATATCACGGTCGTGAAGGGCAGCAAGAAGGGAAGCAGACTCATCAGAACTCATTTGGTTCATAATTACATTGACCTTAAAGTCCTGAATCTTGCCTGTTTCCCTATTCTTCATTTGTGTGTATAGGTCCGACATTATGCTCCTTTGTGTCGAAACCATTTTACAACACAAATAAATTGTCTGCGGGTATTGAGTTAGATTATTCGCCTAAGTCTGAGAAAGTGATGAGGTCTTGGAACTCTTTGAGTTCTTCGAGATCGAGTGAATCGAGAAGACCTTGAGTTTCTTCAACTACTTCTTCATCTGATTTCTCTTCCTCTTCCTCTTCAGCCTCTTCCTCTTCGGCTTCTTCTTCAGCAGGTGCTTCTTCTTCAGAATCATCATTTCCTGCTGGAGTTCCAGCCACAGCCATTTCTTCAGGAGTTACTGTCCCACCATGTGATAGGTCTACAACTACGTTAGGGGCATCTTCCCCTGCTCCTGCTTCTCTTTCATCTGAGTCAGCGTCAGTGTTTGAGAAACCGATAGGTAGGTTAGGATCTTTTACCTCTAGTTCGCTCAACTGATCTGACAAAGTGTTCAGAGCAGATATAGCATCTTGTAAAGCGGTACCGATACTGGAAGGCGCACTTTCGGCGACGATCTCAGCGTCAGTATTTTCAGTGATTTCGGCGTCGTTAGCCATGATATTCTCCAATGTGGATTTAATTTCTTCTATTTCGGCACCCTTTTC